TCGCCAGCTTATCGACGCCGGAATCCAGACTCCGAACGAGGCGCGGCTCTCGCTCGGTATGTCAGCGCTGGACGCTCCCGGAATGGACGAAATTGTAATCTCGAAGAACTATGCGCAAATGAGCGAAACCGCTAGCGATGACGTCGGCTCGGATGCTTCAGGAGGTGGTGACGATGCTTGAGATTCGGTCGACATCGGTCGAGGTTCGCGGGAACGTCCTCGAGGGGGTCGCGGTTCCGTTTAACGAGTACACGGAAATTCGTGAGGGCGGCGTTACCTTTCGAGAAAAGTTCAATCCCGGTTCAATCACGGTCCCGGATCACGCGGTCCTACAGTTTTCGCACGAGAGCGGCGGGGTGCCTCTCGCTCGAGCCGGTGCGGGAACGATCACGTTCGAAGATACGCCGGAAGGCTTGCGATTCACTGCGAGCATTCCCGAAGCGCGTACCGACATCATCGAAGCCCTGGATCGCGGCGATCTTGATGGGTCGGTCTCTATTGGTTTTTACACGGTGCGAGATCGGAAGACTCCGGTTCGCAAGGGAAAGGTCGCCTATCTCCGAGAGATCGAGGAAGCGACCATGGATCATTTGGCCGTCGTGGAGCGGCCAGCTTATGAAAATGCGAAAGCGGAGTTTTCCAAATGAATTTGATCGAAATGCGTGAAAAAGAAGAGCGACTCTTCAAGGAACTTGGAGCCGTTCTCGACGGCGCTTCCGGTCGAAATTTGACCGCCGAAGAGTCTGAAAAAGTTGAAAAGATGAACACCGAAGCCGACGCGCTTCAGGGCCAGATTCGTTCGGCTGCTGCCGTCGAATCCGCTGAAATGCGTCTCGGCTCGGCTCGTGGTTCATGGAACATGACTGAAACCAAGGTCGAGAACACTCCTGAAAAGGACTTTCGAGGGTTTGCGGCTGGCAACTACGGCCGCGAATTCCGAGCGCTTCCGATCACCGGCGGCGCTGCTCCCAATGCGGCACCCCTGGCCGACCTCGGTCTCTATCGTCAGTTCATCGAAATCATGGACCGACTGGCTCCAATGCGTACCGTTTGCGCGGTTGACACTTTCTCGACTGCCGACATTCGATACCCGCAGCAGGCTACTCAGGTCACGGTTGATGATGACACGGCCGAAGCAGCAGCGTTCGACGCTTTCGAGCCTACTTTCGGCGCGAAGACTCCAACCCCTCGAAAGTTTGCGGTTCAGACTTCGGTGACTCAGGAAGCCGTCGCGGATTCGCTCTTCAGCCTCGAGGACATCGTTTTGCGTCAGCAGGCCGAAGCACTTGCAGCCGCTCAGAACGCAGCTTTCATGCTCGGAACGGGCGTCGCCGCTGGTGATGATCGACTGTTCGCGGATCACTCCGCTGCAGGTGGTCAGCTTGTGACCGCTGCAAGCGCTACCGCGATCACCGTCAAGGAAATGGTTTCCGGTCTTACAAAGCTCGCTGGTACTGGTTACTTCGGTCGACCTGGTGCGTTCGTGGTTTCGCCTGGTGTGATTGAGGATCTCATGGCGAACGAAGACGGAAACAATCGCCCCATCCTTCAGGCTCAGGCTAATTCGACATATTCGGTCGAAAGCCCCTTCCAAATCTTCGGACGTCCCGTCTACGTGGCTTCCGAAGGTAACGCGATGACAACCGGAAAGTTTGTTGCAAGCTATGTCGCTTCCGGCGCAGCTAGAATCGCCGACGTTCAGGGAATCAACTTCCTCCGAGATCCCTACACCAAGAGCGCCACGGGTGAGATCAATCTCCTCGCCTCGATCCGCTCAGGCTTCGCAATCACCGAAGCTCGCGGCATCGTTTCGTACAAGCTTGGATGATGAAACAACGCGGTTCAGTCTCTCCAGGGGGGAAACCCTCTGGAGGGCTTTTTTTCTTGAAGGGATATCCGAATGAGAATCACGGCTCAAAGCGCGGTCACGTTTTCGCTTTCGGAAATGAAGGCGCATCTCAGGGTCGAACATGATCTCGAGGATGACGTGATTGCCCGATATCTTGACGCGGCCGTGATGTTTTATGAAAACGCCACCGGATACTATCTCCGACAAACTACGTTCGTCGCTCGGTTTACCGAATCCCCGATACAACTAGTGGTCAGACCCTATATTTCCTTGACTTCGGCGAAGACCGACGCGGACGTCGATATCACTGTGACGCGCTATGAGGCTCCTGGAGAGGTTTCCGTTCTTGAATGGGACTCGGATTCGGTCGGAGCGGCGAACCTTGAATGGAAGGTTGGAGCGCCAAAGCGAAGCGACATTCCCGCAATGGCTGCCCAGGCCGTCCGGGCGCTCGTTGCTGATATGTATGTGAATCGCCAAATGGAGCAACCCGTCCAGCTTTACAAGTCTGGAATCGCCTCCGCGATGATGATGGGGGAGGCCAGGACGTCCCTATGATCCCACAGGTCGGCCAACTCTCAGCCCCTTTTATTGTCCAGACTCGAACCGTAGCTCGAGACGCTTTCGAACAGCCGATCGAAACCTGGACAGATGCGGGCTATGTCTGGGCGAAGGTCGAAACTCGAGGCGGGTTCGGAAAAGGCGAGTTTGAAGACACGCTCCAGGGCATGGAGCGAAAGGTAGCCGTAATCGACGGAACCCGTACCGATATAGCTTGGAGCGTGAAAAGCACTAGGCTCAAGAACGCGAACGGCGGTCTCGACGCGGCGCAAATCTACAACGTCACCGAAATATCCGACGCAGGTCTACATCATCATCGCATTGAGCTAACCCTCGAGGAGGTGACCAAATGATGTCAGCGCGTGATCGAAACCGAATGAAAGCGTCAGCCTATCAAGCGGCGGCGGGGTCTCTTGCTGGCGAACTCATCGGCCAGAAGGACATCATTCGAAACATGAAGAAAATGCCGGGTGACGTTCAGGCGAAGATCACGCAGAACGCTATCAAGCCGATCGTCAAGCTTTCAACCGCGACCTGGAAACGCCAAATAAAAAGCGCGAAGGTCTCCGGGAACTCAAACGCGTTTCGTCGACGCTACGGGGGAACGTCTCTCCGGGTCGCTCTGGCGAAATCGGTCAAGTCTCGAAATCCGAGCGGCAAGGGCAAGAAGTCTCTTCGAGGATATTCCATGAGCGCCGGAGGGGTCACGAAACACGGCGCGAAAGGCGAAGCAACAACGAACGCGGGGCAGATTTGGTGGCTTGAGTATGGCACGAAGCCGCATTCACTCGGGAAAGGCCGTCGACATCCAGGAACTAAACCAGTCACGCATATCCGAAAAGCCGTCGACCGTCTCAAGCCTCGAGCGCTCCGAATGTTCGAGACGGCGGTTCGACTGGGCATGAGGTCGGGCGGCGAGCGGATCACGGCGCAACAGTTTAAGAGGATGACGAAATGATCTCGGATCTGCTTTCTCATCTCACGACTGGAACAGGAAACGTCGGTATTGTCGAGCCTTATTTGAGGGACGATATAGCGCTTCCAGCGATCGTTTATGAGATCCAATCAGAAGAGGTCGAGCGGGATCTATTGACGAAAATAGGCACTCTTCGATTGTCGACTGTTTCGTTTCGTTGCCTTTCAAATACCTATTCACAAGCCGAATCAACGGCGGCGGCATTATTGACCCGTCTAGGTTCGTACTCAATAGTGCCGACCGGCGAATCGCAAACCTCGATTCGAGGTCTTTCGGTGCAATCTCTTGAGCGGTCATATTCCCTTCCTGTCGAATCATCCAATGAAATACTGTACGAGGTCGAGGTTTCGGCCGTCATCTCCTGGAGTTCTGTCTAATGCCAACTAGCTCATTCGGTACTACTGTCTCATTTGGAGGCGCATCATCATCGGAGGTTCGTTCGGTCGACGTCTCGGGTGAGTCTCATTCGATGGTTGACACAACCAAACTCAATACAACTGCCGCAACCCAAATCAGCGGAATAAAGCAGAACGCGACTATTACAGTCACGACTCTAGACAAACCCTCCTGGGCTTTGGGAGGTAACGGCGCCGAGTTGTTGGTTTCCTACGGTGGTGGCGCTGCTACCGACTACGGAACGTGTGTTCTCACGAGCGGGCCAAACGGTAGCGCGGCTCTCGATGCAGCCGTCGAGTTTTCATATACGTTCGAGCAAGTCGACGCGGGGGCCGCATGAGTCCGAAGAACGTCTCCATTGCTGGGGTCGATTATGTGGTCGTTCCGCCTACGGGCCTCGATTGGATGGAATCCCTCCAGATGCAGGATTTTGAAAAGGCTTGTTTTCTTATTCTTCGTTGCGTTCTTGAGAATGGCAAACCGGCGTTTGCAAGTCTTGAAGAGGTGAAGGCCGAGCCTCTGGCGCTCTTGTTAAAGCTTGAGAAAGAGGTTTCGAGCTTGCTCGAGTACGACATTCCAGACCCTATGTAGGGACTCTCGGGGCGTTCTGCCGCTCCCTGGGAGTTCCGATCGGTGAGGTCATGAGCGGGCCAGCGGCGGATTTAGTGTTTTGGATGGATTACTCGAAACGGCTTGAAGAGGCGAAACAAGAGGTTCAAGCATGGCGGGAAAATCGAGAAGTCTAGGGTCTCTCCTGGTGAACGTTGGCGCCGATACTCGAGCGCTTGACGCAGGTTTGAAATCGGCAACGTCTCAAGTAAACCAATTTGGAAACAGGACGGCCGCAACGACTCGAAAGGCAAGCTCAAATTTTAAAAACGTTGGCGGCGCTGCTATGGGCATCGGTGGCGGGTTGGCGGCTCGAGCTGGCGCGGCCGGACTTGCTGCTTTAGGTCCGGCACTCGCAGTCGGTGCGATCGGTGGTGCAATCACTTCCGCAGCAAATTTGATGGAAGATTCTCCGCGTAACATGATGCGAAAACTCAATATGCAAATGCGGCAGCAGAGAATTCAATTTTCAAGCGGGAAAATGTCTGATTTCCTGTCTGACGTTAGCTTTTACAGCCCGTTTAGTGGAAACATTTATGAACTCGGAAAATTGAACGCAATGGAGTACTTGACCGGCGTTGGTGGTGGTCCAAATACCCTCGATCGTCATATGACCGATTTTCTATCACCGGGTAATCGAATGGCGGAACCAATACCCAAAGAGTGGATGAAAGATCGAACAATCAGATTCAGTGGTGATCTAGGGGTGAATCCATGACTTGGGTAATTACTGAAAAGCAAGGCTCGAGGAAGTTTTCGATAACGGACGAAGCCCCGTCGGCCGCTGTTATCACTTTGGTATGCGCCTCGGGATCATCAGGCGATACGGTCGACACGCTATGGGATCAGCTTACAAGCGCCTATCCAATCGGCAAACCATTGCCTTCGGGATCGGTTCCTAATTCTTTCCAACCGTCCGGTACTTTCGTTTGGTACGTCGACAGCTATTCGGGAGCGCGGCCGGCGTCGACGAATACTAGTACAAGCCAGGTCTACTATGTCGACGTCAATATTAGCTATCTCGGGCCAGTCAGTCAGCTCACCGGTGTATCGAATAACACTCGAAGAGACGTCGAAATCATGTTTACGGGCATCTCCAGGACAGCCCAAACGTGGATCGACTGGGATTCCTTGGACGGCTTGCCCAGTGAATCCGATACCGACTGGAGCAATGCCAACCCCTCAAATCTGAGAATCACGGGAACGCGTGTCGACGTGAACGGTCGGCCAATGCCCAAATCGGTTCATCAACAACGTTTAACGGTCAACGTGTACGGCGCGTTTGATGTAGATGCAGCTTCGACGACTGCCTATACGCACCAAGGAAAAAGAGCGGCGGACGGAACTATTTTCGGGGTCTGGGCTGGTTCTAAGGTGCTTTTTGACAGTATGGAAATCGTGCAAATCAAGCACGGTTATCAACGCGCGACTTTTAGATTCATTTGCGACTGGTTCAACCATCTCGAGCAGGAACTCTGCACGGCCGGTGAGGGAAACCAAATGGTCATCGCGATGAGTAGCGGATCAGAAAACACGACAGAAATCACGCGCTCTGGAAGCACTTCAATCAAGGTTTTTCATGCCGAGGCCGTATGGCGTCAACCATATAAAAAAGGGACTTGGACGTTGTCCGATGTTCTCGGTTCTGACGCTGCAACATATGTGGCGGGGCTGTTCTCATGAATGCCTTTGATCCTCGAAATCCAGGAATGGATTTTTTCAAGCCGTCTTTTCAGCTTTTGAAGATCATTTCGTCAGCTTCAATTCC